AACAAGACAAGGCATAGATTTTAATTGACCATCATAAGTAAAGAACCCATTCTCAGACATCCAATATGCAGAACCATCAACTTCTATACATGCATTTTTACCAAACAATCCACAGTTAGTTCCTACCTGTTCGAATGAAAAGGTAAATGGTTGTCCTACAAATTTCATAAGAAATAATGCAGTATCGGTCCAAACATAAATTGCATCTCTACCTTTAATCGCTCCCATAATTTTAGAACCATCGGCAAGTCGTTGTGTACCTGCGGTATTATTTGCTTTAACTGTGTAAGAATCTGTTTGATCAATACTTTCTTGAGAAGAAAACCTTATAAACATATCATCTTGAGTAGCAGTATTGCCTACTGTAGTTTCTGTACCAAAAAATACTAAGTGTCTATCGGGTGTAGATACTAATACGTGACGTGATGCTGTTGGTGCGTTTGGTAATAATGTTGCCCTAGTAGATGTAGCACTTGCAGCAGATGCGTCCCATTCAAAACATTTATTATTATAAATAAGAGCAATTAATTTTGTACCATAGTTATCAAGAACCCACATTCCAGGGTCAATAGTAAAGTCAGCGTTAGACGGGTCTCCCCATGCAACATAATCGGATATGTTTAAAACACTTGCCCCACCACTGTGCGTTGCTTTTGTAGTTCCGTTAACTCCTCTTGCTCCTCCGCTTAAAGTATTTGTAGATGTATTGTTACTTGTAAAACTTATATCTTCTGTACCAATTCTAATTTCTCCAGTAGATGGAAAAGCTGCAGTGTTTGCTAGTACAATATCTGTTGTTGTTAAATCTGTTATGGCTGTTGATAAAGTAGTTACAGCTGCCCCTAAAGCTGTTCCTCCATATAGACCTGTACCCCAACCATAACCTCCAAGTTGTTGTGCGGGTCCTACGCTATAATAACATAATACAGACGTAGACCCTGCCGTGCTCATAGGTGTTCCTGTTTCATCAGCAGTCATTGTAATAGTAAAAGTTGTAGTTGTAGGTACGGCAGTTACCATAAATTTTTTGTCTTCAAAATCAGAAGCAGTAAAACTTGATGATGCAGGAATACTCGTTACACTGTCAAGAAGTACAATATCTTTTTCCCCTAATCCATGCGCACCGGTACAAGTAATAGTAATTATGTTGTCATTTAATGTGCTTGTAAAATTAGCACTTGTTAATGTTACTCGAATAGGATGTATGTCATAATATATACCTCCAGAGTACGCATATAAAATTCTATTGGTTCCTATAGCTGCATATTTAATACCTGCATTGTCGTCCCAATGATGAATAGCTTTTGCTGCACCAGTAAGTTTATCTTCTCCTAACTGTTGCCAGCCACCTATTTTTTCTGGAGTGCCGTATCTAAATCTAACATTGTCACCATCAAACCATTGTCCCTCGGCCCCGGTCTCTGTGACTTGTTTATTAAATCCCGGTGCAAATCCTAATTTTTGTAACATAGTGTATAATCCTTAAAAGGAGACAGGGGGTATGTGGTGGTGCCCTGTCTCCATCTAAAGATTATATCATCGTTTAAACCAAGAGGGAAGACCTAAATGTGGACGTTTGTCGAACATATTATCCTTCGCTCCTGGAGTCTTACGATTGTTATAATGCAGAAAAACTTGTACGCATTCTTTGCCTTGAAATTTATTTCGCCAATGTTCTAGCTCACAGCCAGAA